TTTAAGTAGTTCATCAGATATAAAAAAGCGTCTTAAAACGGCTGTATGACTATTTAAAATAAAAGTCGGTCGAAATGTGCGAGGGACACACACCCGACCGACCGAATAGTACGACTTTAACGTCTGTACAACGATATAATATTAACGCACAATTTACTGTTTTATTTTGCGTCTGACACGTTTTTGTGTCGGCTGTGGTGTAACTATACCTTCATAACGCAAAACCGTCTTATACGGCAAATTACAGTATGATTTTGACGTTGCCACACGTCTGCCGTTATCGTACCCGACACCTAACAGATGACCGACTGACATATAAATACTAACATCTCTATGTGGCGTTATCAGTATATCACCCGACATAAGACCTTCACCCGTTGCAAGGTTCACACGTCTTGTCACGTCTTTAAAACCTGCTTTAATCAGTGCGCCCGTAAGATTACCCGTATAACTTGCCCCGTACTGACGTACACTGATACCTGCTTTTTCTATGACATATATGACAAGTGATGCAGCGTCAAAGTACGATGTATCATTCAGAACATCTTGTATGTCCTTGCTATCTTCACATATTCGCATCATCTCTGATGCAAATATACCCGATTGTCTATTAACTGTTTTCTTCAACATAAACACCCTTATTTAAAAGTTCATAAATCATGTCTTTTTCATTTGTTGTCATTTGGTCATCTGATATGTCGGTGACTTCTGTGAACACTGAATAACCGATTTTCTGCCCGATGACAACCCGTTCACATTCGTTGTTATACTGCTTGTTGTTCTTTGACTGATACCAACGAATATAAACATACGGTGTCAGTCCGTACAATATTTTGCTTTCAAACTGCTTTTTGCCTATATATTCAGTACCGTCACCCGTTCTGTATATGACATCTTGTTTCACGTCACATTCATACAGTGCGAACACTATACCGTCAGTCATCAGTTTGGCAACACCTTCACCCGTGACAATATTCACGTCATATTGTAGGTTAATTGTCCTGCCCGTCAGTTTGCTGTCTAGTTGTTGCAGTCCTACAAACGGCAAGAATATTGTTATTTCCGTCTGATAGTCCGTGATGTTCTGATTGTGTGTCGGTATCACGATGTCACCGAAATTCAGATTGATATATGTGTTAATCGGTGTCGATGCAGATATACCTGTGTCGTAAGTCGCACACCGAATGTTGCTTGCTATCGTGTCACCTATCTTGCAGAACACACGGTGAATTCTGTCGACATAATCACCTAAGTCAATGTTCCAAACGAAATAAGTGCTGCTCTCAGTCTTGAAACGTTTACTTGCAAATTCTTTTAGGTTGTCGACAGTAACATTGTACACATTGATTGAACCGTACTTGTCAATATATTCGGTTGTAGGTGCTGCCGTACCTATAAGTTCGATTACAAGTTTACTCGTCAGTACCGAACAGTCGAACTTTATAGACGCTGTCTGCTTGTCATCAGACACTGTGAACGAATGTTCTATTTCACCGCCATATTCGTCTTGATACGTCAGTTTTGGTGTATCTTGAAAACTGTAATTTTCATTAGCGGTCAGCGTGATATTGACCATGTCAGATGTCGTAAACGGTGACGGTGAATGACTGCCCACCGCATTGGTAACATTGTTGTTAAGCGTAACTATATTCTTATACGCTGTCGCACTGCCCGAAAATTCTATACCTTTATCGGTGTCTATGTCGTAAGACGATAAGTCGACAGTAAGTGTTGCGGTTGTCCCGTCATCTGTAATTGTCATCGTCACTTCATGAACTTCACCTTCACTGTCGGTGTATGACATATAAGGTGCTGACACGAAAGTATAATTTTCGTTTGCGGTACACGTTATATCTAGCGTGTCCGTTGTCAGTGCGCTTTCGGGTATGCCGTATGTGGCACAGTTTTCTATGTCGTTTGTTATAGCGACTGCCGAACCTATTATTTCGGCTGCTGCCGTTATCAAGATACCCTTATCAGATGTAAGGGTAAGTGTCGATAAGTCAATATTGACAGTTGCTGACTGCTTGTCATCAGATACCGTAAAGTCGATATACCGCTTAACACCGTCACCGTCATAATATATGATGTTCGGCACGTCACCGCTGAACTGATAATTGTCACTGGCTGTCAGCGTGACCGCAAGTGTTTCATCTGACTTGATTGTTTCGGGTGCGTCAGACGTACACCCGACCAAATCAGTTGTAACCGTTATTGTTTCGGCTGACGCATCGGCTGTCACGCTGCCCGTCAGATAGGCAGTCACTTTTTTGCTGCCCATGTCCGAAATAGTAATTGTGAAAGTTGCTGTTTTTCCGTCATCACTTAAAACGGCTGTTTCAGTATATTCGTCACCGAATGAACCTTGATATTCGAATTTCGGCGCGTCTGTGAACTTGTACCCGTCATTAGCCGTGACCGTACCCGTGAACTGTTCACGTTTGGTCACTTCATCGGGAAAACTCGCTGTCGTGTTCGCTATGTTGTTTGTTAAATTCAGTGTTACCGCCATATTCAGTCACCTTTGATTGTTACCATAATAAGTTCACCTTCCTTGTCGAACTGCTGTTTAGGAAATGTCAGTTTTTCAAAGTTCGGCTGAACGTTGTAAATATCTTCCCTTGATGATATGTACTTGTCGGCACTGTCACTGCTTGATACGGTAGCGGTTGCCGTAAGTATCTTGTCACGGTATGTCATCAGAACGTCAACCGACAGTGTCAGTTCATACGTCTTGTTTTCTAGCACCCGAAAACTGTCTACGAAATAATATCTGTTCAGTTCTTCAATGTACAGATACGAATATGTAAATATATTGTCCCACCGTATAATGACTGTCGGTTTTACGATGTCGAACCCGTCACGGATAAGACCTTTGACACTGACACCGTCTGTCAGCGTCTTATTGATTATGTCCTTTCGGTTGTTGTAATTGTAAAGTGTTATATGTACCATGACCAACTTATATTAAACAGTGCCGTGCCTGCTGCTATTATGGAGAAAAACAGTTATTCAGACACGGCACATAAGAATGAAAGCACGCCCGTAAAGACACCGATGAACACCGTCAAGTAAGGTTATGAGCCTTAAAACGTATGTACAACACGGCTGCCGTCAGACGTTAGTTATACATATTATGCTATGAAGAACAGCACGAAATTTTCATTTGTGTCGTTGAAGAACGAACAGTCAAATTTAAAGTAGTTGTTGAAAAACTCTGCTTTCGCATTGTAGTTGGTCGTAACTCGCTTGTCGCTGTTCGTAACACCTAAACTGTCACGGTCGAACATCACACCGATGACACCCGATATTTCGATGTCAGTACCGCTTGCAGACTTGACATTGATTTTGCTACATTCGTCAAAACTGTACTTCAACCCACTTGCTTGCCAACAAGGTACTGTTTCACATTTAGGCAGCACCACTTCTGACTTGTTGTAAGTGTCGCTGTACAGATATGTCCCTGCTGCTTTCGCAAAATCTGTCAGCAGTACGGTATGCAGCATGTCGGCACTTGTAAAACGTTCTTTACCGCCAACGTTGAACAGTGTGGATATGCTAGCCAAACGGTCACTGTACATACCCATGATATAAGACGCATAACGTATGAATTCGGGGTTAAGAACCGCTTGTTCTGCTGTCAGCGTTGTGCCGAATTTCTGATTGTACATGTACAAAAGGTTCACGCATCTGTTTGTGCTGCCCTTCGAATAGTCACCGCCAAATGTGTCAGCGTCTGCAATAAGTGTTTCAGCGACCATGTTGTTAATAGTACGCATGATAAGTGCGTCTGTCTTGATAGTCATCGACTTGTCGACAGCGTTGTAAATCATCGAATAAAAGCCGTTAAGTTGTTCTGCGTTGTCAAAACTTTCTTTCACTTGACGTTCTGTCACGCTTACGGGTACTTCGAAAGTCACCTTGCTGTTAAAGAATTTGGCACTTACTGTCGGTTTATAGAATACGTCTTGTTTGTATTCTTTGCCGTTCTCCAAATTCCATGTGTCATTTTCCTGTGCTTCGGGTATGTCGCACTGTATCTTTTCAAGTACGCTACCGAATTCCCAACTGTCCATAAGAACAGACGGTACTTTACCCGTGTATGGTCGGTTGACGAATACAACCTTACCAATATGGTCAACTAATGACTTGACATAATTGTCAACTTGATTTGCGTTAAAAATCTCTGTACCCAAATCTACAACACCGCTCAAATCTTCTGCAACGATGTCGCTTTTTCCTAAAACTTCGTTAGAAATAGAATTAACTATCTCATAAATTTGTTTTACTTCCATAATATCCAAATTAAAATGTTAATAAATGTCTGTACAAATATCTTCTATGATGTCGGACAACATCTGACGTTGCAGATTGAACAGTCTGACTTTCAGTTCAGCGTCTATGTTCTTCAACACTTCCGAACCGTCACCCGTAATTGTTCTGACATTTGTCAGTTCATTGTATGTTTCGGTTCTGTCGTTGTTACCGACTGTTTCATGTCTTTCACGCTGACTGAATTCATCTTCGTTGAACGCCTTGTTGCTGTCCGTGTCCGTTTGGTCACTGTCGCTGACTGCCGTGATGCTGCCCGTCTTAACGTCAACTATCTTCTGCCCGTCAGATATACCATATTCGGCATACAGTGCGTCATGCAGTTTTTTCCATGACTGCAAGTGAGTATATACGACAGCAGTTATGAATGTGACATAATTGTCTGCCGTAAGATAATCAAGCAAAGTACGGTTACCATACAGCCCGACTGCTAGACTGTCCATACTCTGCCGTGTCTGACCCGTGAACAGTTCACTGAATTCATCAGCGAGCGTGCTAACTGTCCCGTCATCAGAAAATACAGTTTGGAACAGTCCGTTTTCCGATGTGAATAATTCCTTGTACTTCATGCCCTTACTGTTTCTAGTTCGTCTTTATGTCTATCAGAATTTGTCCGTTCCGTTGTTTCGTCTGTATCTTGTAATAGGACATCGTTCTGTTTTTCGTCATCTGTACCGTATGAAGGGGTGTCGCTGCTTTCGTCATCATCTGTCCCGTCATCGTCTGTGTCGGTGTCTGTTTCGTCATCAGACGTGATTGTTTCTTCATCGTCATTCGTGTCGGCTGCTGTTTCACCGTCACCGTCTGTCGTGTCGGCTGCTGTTTCGTCTGATATACTTGTATCACTTGTTTCATCTTCCTTTATATTTTCTTCTGTCATCTCCCCGTCTGTCGGTGTGTCCGTTGTTTCAATAATCTTGTCGTTATTTTCTTTTTCAGTTTTCCACGCACTGTTAAGGTCAACCGTTATGTCAGTGCCGAACATATCATTGATTTTCTTTATAGCACCTATTCGCTGACGTAACATATCATCTACAAACGGCAAAAGTGCGTCAACGTTAGCAGCGACTTCACCCGTATTCAAGCGTTCACGTTTCATGTTGAAATTAGCGTTCAAACCCAATTCGTTCAGTAGGTTCGCTTTGAAATACTGCTGCAATTCGATAAGTTGTGCAATATACTGACTGTTCGTTGTCGGTGCTGACTGCATCTTGACACCTTCGAAAAAAGCGTTGTTTCCTATGACAGAAAAATCACCTTCTTTTATCTTCTTCAAGAATTCATCTGCCGACTGTTTCGTCTTGTCATCGCTAGCCGAAATAAGCATTGTTATTCGTGAAAGTATCGCTGCCGTGTCAAGCGAAATTGTGCTGTCTGTCAGCAACACCGCATACTTACCTATAAGCGGTAACAGTCCGTTCATCTCATAATCGTTACGACATAATACACCGTCTTGTCTGATGTCGAACTGTTTGTATAGGTTTAGTGCCACATTAGCGACTGTGTACACGGTAGGTCTGCCGTATTCATCGGGTTGACCGCCCAACGTACCCGAAAGCGCAATTATCTGTCCTTCGACATCGGTGACGAAACAGTGACCGTCAGTCTGTAACAGATGTTCGAATTCTTCCTGCGGTAGACTGTCGGGCAGTCCTTCATATCTGAATATAGACTGTGTCTGACACAGTGTATAAGATATTATGTGACCTACCGACTTGTCCTTGTTCTTGAACAGTGACTGAAAGTAACTGTAATTTATATCTTTACTTTTTGACATATTGTTAATTTTGGTGCAAATATAATATATATTTTATTACATTGTTTAAATATTGTGTTAATTTAAGTTAATCACTTACCATGCAGTATGTTAGACTTTGCCGATGTCAATATGTAATTACGCACGATTTCACCAATTTCGTTGCTTTGATAGAACACCTTGTCTTTGGCAAAATAAGCACTGATTTTTCGGTCTATTTCGGTAGCGGTAGAAATTAACCGTCTATGATAATTAGGTCTGCCGTTCATGTCTAGCGTATAAATAAGTGAACCTTCCGTGTCTTTTATCGGTGTCGTTTTTGAGTGAATGTAAATAAAATTATCCGTGTCCGTCATAATCACGTTACCTTGCAACGTCACGTCTGAAAACACGATGTAGAAAATGAACTGTACGTCACACGGTTTATATTTCACTGGCAAGTGTGGATAAACAGCCAATTCCCACTTACCGCCCGTTATCATCTGTAAGTTCTCATTATCGAAACAGAAATACTTGTTCGATTTCTTTTGATGTTCGGTGCTGCTGCAATATTCAACTGCGACTGTCGCACCTGCGTCACCGAACTTATAGATGTCAATACTGCCCTGCTGCATACGCTGTACACCCGTAAGTCCCATCTCTGCGAAATAAGGACAGTATTTGTTAACGGTGTTACCTAACATAAACACCTTGACATCGTCACGCTGTCTTATTATTGTAGACAGCAGGTTCATGAACAACATAAATTCATCGGGTAGGTAATAACGTCTTGTCAAGAATTCATCAAATACGATAGTAGTGACATTAGGATAAGATGTCGATTTCTCATGTTCTTGTTCACTTAGACAGAACCCGTAACAGAACGGTGTTAAGTCGGGCACACGCTTACCCGTTTCACTGTCGAATGATGACAAGAACCACTTGCCCGACAGATAGAACACTTCATTGAACTTACCGTCAGTCAGTGACGTGATAAGCCCGTTTTCGACTATACCCGAAAACAGCGTGTCGGCACGCTTGCCCCGTAAATCTTCACGCCACCTTCTGACGTAACACATCTGCTTGCCCGTTTTAAGATACTGTTTGATACCGTACAGTAATAGGGCGTATGTCTTGCCGTTTGAACGTTCACCGAAAATGACGTTATAGTCAGCGTGTTTCGCTAGTATGCTTGTAAGCGAATAATAACGGTTCTTTACTTCTTTTACCTTTACTTGTTTCATAATTCTTTAAATTTAATACCCCGTAAATAATTCAGATATATCACCGACAGTGACAGTGTGTACGCTGTCGGTTCAAGGTGTACGCCCGACAGTTCACTGAACTCTGACGTGTTACCTAAATAGTCAGTCAGACACCCCGTGACGGGATAGTCGACATAAGTGTGTATATTCTTGCCCGTTGCCGTTGCAGGAATGTCAAGATAATTCGTGAAAGCGTCAAAAATACCTTCGTCACCGTACTTATCCAAAAGATACGGTATCGCTGAACGCTTGTTCACACCCGACACCGTCAGTGAATAGTCATAATCAGTCTGACCGACAGTAAGTGCGTTTTCTTCTTCGACCATGTATCGTTTTGCACCTAACGTCTTGAACCTTCTGTACACACCTTCAAAATCCCACACACCCAACATCTTCGTCACACCCTTTATCGTTTTAGGAGAACACAGCGAAAAATCTATACCGTGATACTTGCACGCTTTTTTAAGTTTTGTTTCGACAAGATGGTTATAAGCGTCAAAATAGTCAGCGTGTTTTTCGTAATTCAAAATCTTGATACTGTCGGTATCTGAATATATGTAGTCACCCTTACATTCAAGTATGCCCGTGAACAAATTGCGTCTTGCATAAGCAGTCACGAATATGCCCCAACCGTAAAACAAAAAGCGATTGCGTGACTGATTATAAGACATAAGCAGTTCTTCTTTCATGTCGGCTGTGACCTGCTGCGTGTCCCATACACCGTTGTATGTGAATTCTTCACGCAACGGGTTCGTGACCGTCATGCCGTAACATGAATTCAGCATTTCTTTGCTGTTAAGGTATTCTGTTTCCTTGCCTTTGACACCTTTCAAGGTAGTCTTTTTCTCATACAGATGTAATATCGATTTTACGAATTCTGTCGGCAGATACTGTTTTTCATATATCCACATTTGCCCGACTTTCAGATTACCCCAACTGTACAGACGTTTGATAATATCATAATCAATGTTCGTTATCGTAAGACACACTTTTTCAGCAGCGACCAACCGCCCGTTATTTTCTGCCGTGTTGTGCTTTATCCAACATTTTGACACTGGTATATAGTTTTCAAAACTTTCACGGGCAAAGATGTCATCGAATTCAACGTCAAAGATGCAAAGGTACTTTTGCATGATGAACTGAAAATGTTTCATGCCTGCTACCTTCACCCGTCTGCCCCGTGACATCGGGAATTGTTCTGCTATCATGACATACGGATAACTAGACGTAAAATCGTAACTTGCAACGTCTGTGACTGTAAGGTCGCTATAATTAGCATTGGCGTGCGTGAACCCACCCATGAATGAACGCTGCATGATTTCGAATTCATCAAGTGACGTTATCTGTAAATCCTGCATCAGTTCGATATAACGAAAGTTCTGCTGACGCTTGCCGTTTTCGTCACGTCTGAACAGACAGTTTTTGCGACAGTATTTGCGCACAAAACCCGTTTTTGTAAGCGGTATATTGATTATATTCTTGTTATCTTCGATTTGCTGCTGTATGTACGCCATGACAACACGCACGTCATTGACACAGTACCCGATTTCCAATTCTGTAAGCGGTGTTTCGCTGTGGCGTAAAAGCGAGTAGTCCAAATCACCCGTCAGTTTGCTGACCTTGTATCGGTTAAGTTGTGAACCTAATTTTGCAAGCGAATACCCCGACAAAAGATAAGAACATCTGAATTCTATAAAAGTGTCCGTAATTGCATAAATAGGTTTTCTTAAATCAATACTGAATACCTTATGCCACCCGAACAGTGAACGTATGAACTGAAATTCGTATGACAGATTATGAACGTACACAATCAGATGTCGTTTTTCAGACAGTTCAAGTGCGTCAGCCATACGGTCACAGATATACAGAAATTCTTGCCATGTACGCCCGATTATTATATTACCGTTAATCCCGAATTGCCACACATACATGATACCTATTTTTTCGAATTTCGGTTTTTTGCCCGTCTTGTCAAATATTTCTTGTACTTGTTCGTATGTATATTGTCTACCGTCTAAATCACGGTAGAATGATGTTGTTTCGATGTCGAATGAACACGGTATATTGTAATAATATACACCTTTCGAATTGCCCCGTAAGTTCTTGTTGTTCACCGACAGTTTAAGAACTGTGTCGATGTCCTGCGGTCGGTATACATCACCGTGTTCGTTGAATTGTACTGCTTTCATTCTTATAATTGTATTTATTTAGATTATATGCTGCTTATAACATATCTTTAAGTTCATCATATATCCTGCGAACATTTTCTGTCATCTCGCTTGCTGCATCGTCTGCCTGGTGTTCGATGTCTTGTTGCAGTGCTTTCGAAAGTTGTTCAGCGTCACTTTCGATTTGGTCGCTTATGTCCTGTGCTGCCCGTTCAAGTTCACCCGAAAAATCCTTATAACGCATCAGATACTGTTCGACATATTCAGACGATTTTATACTGTCCAACTTACCCGACATATAGTCAATCATGTCACTGTATTCTTGTTTCGTTAGGTCGTAACTTGTTCTGATATGTTCGTTGTACTGTCTTGCACCGCTTGCCATAGATGTCGGCTGTTTCAAGAACTGTACCGCTTTCGCATAATCTATCTTTAAATCTTTCCATGACTTACCACCGACAGAAAACTTGCTGTAACGGTCACTGTCAAGATGCAGTGACTTAACAGCAGGAGAATATATCCCTGCTTTTTCAATGTTCTGAATTCGTCTGTTCGCTATCTGAAATACACGCTTGATTTCATCTTTCATGTCCTTGCTGCTTTCGGCAGCGTTCAGAATATCAGTGCGAAAGTCATTTTTCAGACGCTGAAACAGACTGTCAGAATAATTTATCTTACCTTTCATAATTTACCTTTGCTTGAAAAAACGGGGTACAGTTGTAGCGTCATTTTCATACAACCATACCCCGCAACTGATTAAACCTAAACAAATACTACATTATAAGTCAACGAAATTGATACCGTAACATTTGCGCCCGTGACTTTCGTACTCATAAATCGTATAACCGACTTTACCTTCACGGATAGCAGCGACAGCGTCAGCGTCATTCAAGATGTCACGAACAGTGTCCGTCATGTGCGCTGGTATGTTAATTAGTTCTTTATGCTTGCTGTCGATGAACACGGGTGCTGTTTCGATTTTACCGTTGAAAATGAAACACCCGTTAAAAGTGTGAATGTTGTCAGCACCGCCTCGCTTTTTGTCATTGTAGATGTTCGACAGTTTTGTGTACTCAAAACCCGTTGTGTCGATGTCGAACTGTGCACCTTTATTGAACCTTGATGCAAAAGAAAAATTTTTCTGTTCCATGATTAAATAATTTATACGTTAATACTATTTTGTGGGTTCGCTGCCGACTGACAGCGAATTAACCCAAACTTTGAACCTATTTGCTTTAATAACCCAATTCGTATTCTTGCTGACTTCATCGTCTTGTATAAAAGCGTTCAAAGCACACAGCAAGTTGAACTGTACTTCATCGAAATTATTACGTTGTTCACCCATAATATCAAAATTTAATGTGTACCAACAAGTTGGTGATTAAAATAATAACTGTTCATGACTAGACGGTGTGTGAAATAACAATCGTCTAATACCTTCACATAACCTTTGCCGACTAGTTGTGACAGATAACCTTTAATCTGATTATCTGTAAGACCTAACATCTTATAGTCTGTTTCATCATAGCAAAAACACCCGTTTTCACCGTAACTGTTCGCATTTTCCACACATAGCGTGTAAATGATTTCTTCAATGTCTGTCAACTGTTTCATAATATGTATCTATTTAAGTATAACTTTCGGTTGCAAATATACATCGTTTTCAGATAGGTTGTATCATTTATTGTGTTAAAAATATAAAAATAAAAAATTTTTATTTCTTTAACAAATAAATCTTACACACCGAAATACCCGTCATACAGCCGTTTTAAGACGCTTTTTTATATCTGATGAACTACTTAAA